CTAATGCACCAGTAAATTCGTTGCCTTCATTTGGCTCTTCGTTTACTGCTGATTGCATAAGAGCACTTTTTGGAGGAGTCAATCCATACTTTTTAAACATAGCATCTAATTTTGCCAACTCGGCTTTATCTCTACCAAATACATCTTTACCCATGTCTGGAGTATCTGGATCAGCTGGCATATCACCTTCTAAATCATCAGGATCAATTTTTGTGCTTATTGGTATCTGAGGTAGTTTTGTTGTAGGATCATCCGGTATACCTGGCTTTTCTGGTTCATCCGGAAAATCTGGATCAGGGTCAAATCCCGGCATGCTTGGTGGTTCACTTGGTCCACCACCTGGTGTTGGCATTGGAGGCTTTGGCTCTCTTGGCTCTGGGATTGGTTCACCAATAATTGGCGGCATAGGCGTTGGCTTGCCGATTGCGTCTGGTGGTCTTGTACCTCTGCGTGATCTATCTGATGGTCTTTCAGTTAATTTGTATGCATTCCATGCTTCAGTAATATCTTCTAATGTATGATCTGCATATACATTTTCCATTTTTACTGGCTGACCATCTGCACCCAAATAACGTCTAAGGCTTAGGTCAGCAGGACTTCCTAGTGTGCCTTTGAACTCTTCTGGTTCACCAGCATATTCATCACCGCTGTTAGCAAATCCTTCTTCTTCAACTGGAGCATCTCCAACTAGTTGATTAAGTTGTTCTGGAGTTACCAAAGCAATCATTGCTTTCATATCTTCTCTGCCATCTATTGGCTGTTCAACTACTTGTTGTTCTACCGGTTTTGGCTCTATTGCAGGTGTATCGCTTCTCTGAATTCCTGCTAGTTTGTATAAGTCCTCTAAATTCATGTCATTACACCTTGTATTCTTTATTTAATTCGCCTTTAGGCTGATTTTTAACAAATTTTTCTATAAAATCATTACCATAATGTTCGCTGTGATCTACTTTTTCAGCGTCACTGTATTCTGCGTCGGCTAGTACGCTCTTTGGTTCTTCGTCCTCATCTTTGATTTCATCATTCCAAAGTTCTTCTGATTCATTCATATTATTAACTATGATACTGCCCATTCCACAACCACAAATTCTTGCAATTTCTTCTTGTAGTGCATTTGGAGTAGCTGGAAGTTTTAGTTCTATATCACTAATGAATACTTCATTAGGTCCTACATCACCAAATCCTCTGGGCTTGCTTTGCATGATTGTCTTTTTAAATGCACTCATGCTTTCCATATTATATTTTTTCATATGCGACTCAATTCTGTCCATATGCTCGTCTGAAATTTCTTTTAGACTACGAAGCCTAAACTTGTAGCTTTTTTCAGATTCTGCTAGATATTGTTTCAAACTTTTCATCGCGACTTCCTTCATTGTAATTATTTATCCGATTTATTCATTTTATCGATGACTGCATTAATTAAACTATTGCGATCTTCAAACTCTTCTGCTTCGCCTTGTATGGTATCATCTTTACCATTATCTTTAGCAATTTGTTGATCTAACTTAGCTTTTTGTAATTGTAGTTGTACCATCTTTAATTTTTTGTCCATTTTTGCTGTCTTAGCAGTGATGGCATTGGTCATCATTTTACTTGCTGTGTCAAACACAGCCGCCGCATGTCTATCTTCTACATTTTGTCCCAGATCCATAAGGTCTTTGAACGCATTCATTGCTTGACCTGCATAGTTGTCCATATCTGCATCTAATGCTTCTAAATCTCTCACCATCGGAAGTGCGGCATCTATTTTATCTGCCACATCAAGTTGTTGTTGCATTTTAGCTAAATCTAGTCCTGTTTGCTCATCTTCATCTGTAGGATAACTTGAATTAGATTGGCTCTCCTCTATTGGAGGTAAATCAAACACATCTTCAATTTTACTACTCATCTACTTTTCCTTTTTTTAGGATTATTAAATAACTCATTTTCTGTTAATACTCTAAATCCAACACCTTGTCTTTTGCAAAATACCTTAGCCGCTTGCCACTTTGCTTCATTTATTATTGCTTGGGCTTTTTGTATATTACTTTTTGCAAACGCAAGTGTTTGTCCAGCTGGTTTAATTTCAATCATTTCTGCTTTGCGTTGTTTATTCTTATCCTCATACACTATAAAAAAATCAGGTACATAGTGTGTGTTCTTACCTGTTGCAGGATTTCTGTAAGGTATTTTGTGTGCTTCACTGGCCCATGCTAGTATATTTGGATGCTCATCAAGTAAACGCATAAACCTTAGTTCCCATCCACTACGATACTTAGGTCGGTGTTTACCAACATACTTACTAGGGTTTCTAACTTCATAGATACCTTGTTGAAATTTATTTGCCATTCTAGTAGTATTTATTAGCTAGTAACGTTAGGTATTACAAATGTTTGATTGTTTATATTTTGCAGTCCTGATGTTCTAGGAATGTCTTGTCCAGTATAAAGTTGAGCGCCTTGAGGAACTAATCCTGTAGTTGGAGGTCTAAATGCAACTGTACTTGCAGTCGTACTTTGTACATTTTGTATTTGTGCATCTCTTTCGTTAATTAAACTAGCATCAACTGCACCAATGTTCACATGTTCTGGTTGAAAAACTGCACTATATGTTGCAGGTCCACTATTTGTATAATCAAATGTAGTATGCTGTACTTGAGTCATCATACAGTTATATGCTACAGTGGTTCTTCCGCCTTGTGCCGTATCTTTATTGTGTACTCTAATTTCTTCAAAAAAGAATCTAGTATCACCTGTAATTGTTTTTGCTCCAAAATCATGCCCATCTCCATTTGCAAAATTACTGTTTAACATAGAATAACCAGTGAAGTTTTTTGACTCCATATCATGTCCTTGGAAATAATGCTGTGAGTATGCTTTCATTAAAGATTGGAATTGATTGTCTTTAGTATCATAAAACACCACAGTTAACGGTCCAGGTGTCATCCTAGTAGGAACATAACGTATTCTATTATACTGATTAATAGGTTGTATACCATAATCAAAATCAGGCATACTTACATTTTGTACCCTATTAAAGGTAAACGTTTTTGGAAAACTTGCATCTTGGATAGTAATAGATTCGTTAAGTACAAACTCTAAACTAAACTGGAACAAACTCCTTGGAGTTTTGACCATTACTGGATCGTCTACTCCAAAATGCTCAGCGGCGGCATTGTATGGGCCGGTATTACTTGTTAATCCCATACTTTGCTACCTTAAACTACTGTACCACCACCAGTTGCATTACTTACTGTCTGATCTAAATCAGCGCCAGTTAGTGTTGCGTTACCTGCGGCGTCAAAAATTTCTGCGTTGTCGTATCTAATGCCTACTGTTACTTGTACTTGTTCGCTACTTGCATAAGCCATGTCACCATAGCTAATATTTGCAATATAACATCCTGCTAGTTCAAATTTATCTAACACACCTGGTGTTGGGCTAGCACCATCTAATGTTTCCATTATCATTTGGAACTTATAGCTTGAACCTGCTCTTGGTGAACTTTGATTAGCGTGGTCTACTTGTCTGTTTAACTGATTGTTTAATTCTCTAAGCACTACACTGTCTACGTCATCTCTTAATACAATACTTACAGCCTCCCACATATGTTTACCTGCTAGATAAATTCTTGAGTTGTATGAATCTAGTGGAATCTCATCATGTGTTAAACTGGGTCTAGTTGTACTAATAACACTTCTAGTAGGAGTAGCACTAAATCCCTCGCCCACAAACGTCACTCTAAAGCGATATTGTAGCTTGGGCATAATTGTTGTTGTATTCCCTGAATTGTCTGGAACACCTAATGTTGTGATAACTGCCATGTGAATCTCCTCGTTATACCGGCTGTTAGTATTTATTAAAAAACGTCAAAAAAAATGGACAGCCGAAGCCGTCCATTAAGTATTCAGTTAATTTTTACTAGTTTGTTGTTGATAATGTGCCTGTGTTAACCAATCTAATCGGAACATAGATGAATTCTGCCGCTTTTGCTGGTTCAATAGCAACATCAACATAGAATTCGTTACGATCAATTCTTGCTGGAGTGTTATTTGTATCATCACACACTACTGCAAAGTCATTAAGTCCTCTTCTACTTAAAATATCTGCAAGGAATCTTTCAAATACAACTTTGGCTCTTGCTCTAGTTTGAGCATCATTGATTTCAAACAAGAACGGTCGAGCAATCTCATCAAATCTTTCTCTGAGATAAGCAACCAAACGTGCAACATTAACTCTGTCTAAACTACTTGTGGTAGCATGTAGAGTTTTCTGTCCAAATACTACTGTACCTTGTCCAGGAAAAGTTGTAATTGGATTTAGCTTTGCAGTATACATTGAATCACGCTGTCCTTGTGTAAGGCTGATTGCTTTAAATTCACCTTCAGTTGTAATATGTCCAACTGCACTTGCGTTTTGTACAACACCTCTAGTAGTTCCTGCTGGAGCAAACCATTGGAAACTAATGTTATCATTGTAAGCAATAGTGTACAGTGCCATGTGACTTGGTGGAACAGTTACAGTTGCACCACCTAGTGGCTCTGTACTTTGTCCACTTGGATAGTAAACTGCACTATATGTGTTTTTAGTTACTAATCCATCTTCACCATTTTCACTAGCACTAGCAGTGTTATTAACCCAACTAATAACATTAGTTGGATTTTTACGCATTGGTGTATCAATAACAATAAATGCTGTTTCACCTCTATCACTGTTTAGTGTGACCATTTCGTCAACTAGTTCTGGATAGTTTGGTGAAGCAATCAAGCTGTACTTGAACTGTGGATCTCTGAGATCTGTACCAGCAATAGCCGCTTGCATTTTTGTTGCAATTACACCTCGTTGTGCATATCTACCAAAACGTCCACTTCCATCTGCATGATTGGCGGCGCCATTTCTCCAAGCTGTAGCAGTACCATTGTACTGTCTTACAGTATTTTTACTTTGTGCCATATTAATTACAATCATACCTGCTGGATAAACGCCTGCACTTGGCGCACCTGTGATTGGTGCTCCGCCGCCTTTTGTATCATCAATATCTGCAAACAATACACCATTTGATGTAGTTTGATCTGAATTGCTGTGCAATACCCATGCATCATTTGCCGAATTTCTTTGATAAAGTTTTGGATATGCACGTTCGTTAGCTTGGTTCTCAGCGGCTAGTGTTGTATCTATCCATATATCTCCTGCACTTGCACCAGTTGGAGCAGTTGTTGAATATGTTGCAACACTATTTCTGCTTGCATATGCACCACTGTCTACTACATAAATGTCTAAACTGTTGATTGTATTATCAAACCAATAAGTACCGTCTGTTACTGTAGCAGTTGGGGCTGTTGGACCTGCATTAATATCAGTTGTAGTTAATGCTCCGCCTGCACCGCCACTAATTTCTCTAATTATAATAGTACCTCTAGTATTAGCTTGTTGATCAAGTACTAAGTTACCAGCAATAGCAGTAGATGATGTTAATACAGTTACAGTTGAACCATCTTGTGGCACAAAATCACCAATTGCACCAGCACCGTCGGCTTGTGTAGTGCTAACGCCTTGAACTGTTAATGCACCAAAAGAACTTCCTGAGTATTTGTAAAATTTTAAATCAATACCGTTACCTGGGCTAGTTGTTTTAATCCAAATATCTCCTGCCGCTGGGCCTACCGGAGCACTATAATGTTCATCGTATGTTGCAGTGCCTGCCGCTAGACTGTTATCAATAAGTTCCCATGCACCTCCTGTACCGTGAAAGTATTGAATACTCAACTGTCTATCTGTTGTTGGACTTGTTGTATTGTCAAGATGAATCACAACAAGATATGTGTCATCTGTTGCGGCACTTGGTGTTGCTAATGAAGATGGATTAAATGTAGTGTCACCATCTATAGGTGCTTGTGCGCCTGTTTCGTTTATTACAACTGTTGGAATTTTATTTTCCCATGTACTGTTTGTAGCACTCCATTCGTGAATACCATATTTACTTGCATCTGTGTCTAACCAAAGACCTCCAATTGTTGAATAAGGTGCAGTTGGTGCAGTGGTTGTAGCTTCTAACTGACCTAAATTTAAATCTGCTCTTACACAAAATGTTTGGTTACCTTGTCCTAGATAACTGTATGCCGCCATAAGACCATATTCACTGGTCTCACTTCCTTGTACTACAGATGTTCCGCTTTTGGTAAATATTGGGTTTCCAAAAAATTGTGTAAGTTCTCTTTGGCTGGTAACTTTAACTACTTTACCTGCTTGAGCACTTTTTGTAAACTTTGCAATACCGTCTGCTTCACTTCCTGTAGGATCTGTTTTGTCCTGTCGTGTTGCTATCATTAATAGTGGAACTGTGCCAGCACCCGGAGCACCGTATGCACTTTCATCTACTACTGATACATTTACACCAGGGGATACTAATGTTGCCATAATTTATTCTCCTCATAAAGTAATTGCTAGTAGTATTTACCAGGACCACTATATATCCGGGCGGTTATGAGAGTTAACCTAGTAGTTAATGAAATAGTCAAAAAAATAGAGCCCGTAGGCCCTATTTTTAATTTAAGTATATCAGTTTAAGCTGATGCGTCAACAAACATCTTAGCTCTGCTACCATTTACATCACGAGCAGTAATGCTATATCGTGTTGCACCTGTAGTA